TAGCGCCCACTCAGGCCACTGTTCTTGGTAAGAACTGATGCCATAGAAGTACGCCTCCTTTCAGGATGCCAGTTCGGTCAGAACTGCACCCGTGCGGTTGCGGACTTCCACGATCATGTTGTCTTCCCACGTCCAGCCACGCCAGTACTTGTCGAGGTCTTGGAGACGCTCCCACGTCGTGACGTCACCGCCAACCAACGGCTGGAGCGGCGAAGTCTCGAGGATGTGGAACTGGTCCATGGCCATGAAGTACACGCGGTTCTGGTAGCAGAAGCGATCCTTCACCCAGCCAATGCCGTTGAAGGTCAGCGTCTTGTGGCCACCGGCCAACTCGAGCGTGTTGTTGTAACGCTTGTCCGGCGTCAGCAACTTGACGTACGAGTTGTAGGTCGGGAACGACGAGAGCAGCAACTCCACATTGGCGTTGTTGATTTCTTCGGCGTCCGAGATGGCCTGCTGCATCAGCTCTTCAGTCAGCGGACGGTTACCCGCGCCACCGTTGTCGAGCACGATTGCCTTGTTGAAGTCTTGCGTCGAGGCAATGCCTTGGAAGAACGTGGTCGAGGTAACCACGTCGCTTTCCGCAGCCGACTGTTGCGAGCCGCTACCGACCATACCGTTCAACGTACCCGTGTCCGAGAACACGCCGCCAATACCCATCATTTCACGGCGGTAAGCCGTGTCGCGGATGGGTTGAGCAGCGGTCGGAGTTGCGGTCGAAGAAGCGCGCACAATCCAATCGCCAACTGCGGAGCTGGCAGTGAACGTAATCGCGCTACCAGTCGTGCTATTAGCGGTGATGGTTACATCCGATCCGCTAACAGCCACTTGGTCTACAACGATCACATAGTTGCTGGCATCCCAAGCAGAGGCAACGCCAGCGTTATTGAACTTGGCCAGACGCATACCGCTCTCGATGTACTTGTCGAGCGTACCGGCGGCGCGAGTGGTCGCAGCGCCTTCAATCGACGAGTTCACCTTAAGGGTCAGCGTGGTGGTGGAACCAGCCGTCTTGACTTCAGCAATACGACCCGAACCGTCATTGTGGACCTGACGAGAGCGGTCGATCATGATGTCGTCAATGATGCCTTCCATCTCGATCTGCATCGCTTCGGCATAGGCACCACCGTTGGTCTTACCGTGACGGATGGTGTCGCCGTCCAAAGCGATACGAGCCATACCCTTACGGGTGATGGTCGAGTAGGTAGCAGCATTCTGCGAACCAGGGTCAGGGATCAAGCCACCGTAGCCCACGTTGTTGAGGCCGGTCGAGCGGCCATAACGCACGGGGAATACGATGAAACGGCCCGAGACCGCTTGGGTCGGACGCTTGTCGATCATGCTCAAGAGCACGTTCGAGTTGTTGCGAGCGTCCGGCAGGAGTTGAAGGAAGTAGTTAGTTAGGAGATGGTCGTAGTACGCTTGTCCTGATGCGTACTTTACGCCGTTGTCGGCTGTCACAGACATGGATCAGTCCTTAGTTTGGTTGTGAGCTACTGCACACCGTTCTTTAGCTGGCTCACGAAGTTCTTAAAGCCTGAGCGCCACTGTCCACTCTGTAGCTCCTTGGCGGAAGGCTTCTGAGGAGCGTTGCTAGTGAGGCCAGGGGTGCCGGCTGTAGGCGGGATACCAGCTAGTTGGGATGTGTTTGCAGCCCGTTGGTCACGTTGCGAAGACATGAAGTCGGAAAGCATGTCGGCTTGCATCGCGTGCAGCTCGGCAGCAACCTCCTCCAGCGGCTTATTGGGGTTAGCCATTTGGTAAGCCGCGACCACAACCTCCGCTTGTTCCCGTGCCTTCGCGTTGCCTTGGTATAGCGGCATTGCTCCAACCACGGACTTGATGCGATCCATGTGCGACTTGGTGGTCAACTCGTCGCGGAACTTTGTGAGATCCGCGAGCTGGCTCTGGATTCGCATGAGATCTGATCTGGTCTGCTTGGTGACAGGATCCAGATCGGAGTCATCGAAACTTGCATCGGTTTGTCCAGCCCCGATCGGGCGCCCGTGCAGTTGAGACGCACGTCTCTGTACTTCTGCAAGAGCTGCTTCGGGGTTGGTTCTCATCAGAGTCTCCATCTGCTGGGCGAACTCGATAGCGCCGGCATGCTGCTGCTTCAGCGAGTTCGCTTCCTGCAAACGTTTCTCTGCGGCAGATGCCATCTGTGCGCTGCGGCGCAAGTCGGCAACTGTCGTGTCCATTTCGCGGCCATCCACCTTCAAGCGGACGACTGCATTGTCTTGTGCGTAGTTGATCGGAGCTGCGGGTTGTTGCGGTTGTTCGCTCACGGGATCACCTCATATCCGGCTGCGGCTGCACGAGCGTTGGCTTCGCTGCGGCCTTGGTTCTGAACGGGGGACGCAAGTTCATTGGCACGTGTCTCGCCTTCGATCTGGGCACGCTTGGTGTCGCGAGGGCGACGCCACAGCCAACGAGGCTCAACCGTGAACGAACCAGGCTTGCCGGCGACCATAGATACCGGCAGGGTCGTACGCTGACCGTAGTAGCGCAAGCAGACTTGGCACACGACGTCTTCGTACCACGGAGCTTCGTGCTTCGGCTTGTAAGCCGAGTTCCACTCATTAGGCCCAACCACGCCACGATTGGGGTTGCTCTTCAGGTACACACCATGCGACGGTTGGCCTTCAGGGTGCGGAACGCGGCACTTGACGAAGAACGTGTAGATCTCGTTCTCCTTGGCCTTCTCTGCTTCAGTGCGCTCCTTGATCTCCTTGGTCGTCTTCTCGAGCAAGGACTCGACGTTGTACGCCTCGATCTCGTTCTCACCCTCAATGGGGAACAGAGGCGTTAGGCGTGCCGTGCTCTCAGCGACAGCAGCGCGGGATGACGACAGCTCCTTGAGCTGTGCGCCAATGGATGCAGCGTCAGCGTGTTCTTCACGCTTCATGCTGCGGGGTTTGATGGGGTTTGTTTCGGTCATAACTTAGAAAGTAGGTTGGGACGCTTGGCCTTTTTGGCCTGGGGTGCCTTTGACTGCTTCAGCCATTTGCATGGCTTGCATCTGGGCTTGCTGGATGAACATCTGATGCTTCTTCCAGTGGTCGGTGATGAGCGCCTGCGTCTGTACAGAGAGTCGCTTGAACTCTGGCGTGTACATGTAGGCGATGAGCACGGCGGATTCCTTGACGTGGTCTTCCCATTCCATGACGGGATAGCCTTCGTCGCCGTACTTCAGCGGATCCTTGATCATCTCTTGGATCTCGCGTTCTTGGTTACGCTCGGCTTGTAGTGTGCGCTTGATGAACTCGTCGCTCGTGTTGTAGTGCAAGCCCTTCAAGATCAACGCTCGTGTCTGATCGTCGAACTGTGGGTTGAACGCACCAGCCTGCAAGGCGTCGAGCATCTCTTCGCGGCCAGAGGCCACGGTGTCTGCAACCGACGGATTGCCAACGATAACAAAGTCGTTGAGCAGATCAGCGCCGCTGAACTCCTGCACAACCCACTCGTTGTCTTCGCCGAGGTAGCGCATCAAACGCTTCTCGCCGTAGTACAGCTTGCCGAGCGCGAGCGAGATCTTGCCGGCGTCGCGAACGGTACGCAGCGTGGACTTGCCTGGAACGGTTAGCGTGATGAAGCGCTCTTCGTTGATGGCACGCACTGCGCTGCCGGAACGGAGCTGGCCAGGCAGTCCTTCGGCGTTGATCTCGGATTGCGCAGCGGCCTTGTTGAGGTCGGCTTCGCACGTGTCCATGAACCGCGCAACATCCGGCGGGATCTGCGGCGGCGGACCATGCTGCACCTTGAACGAGGACACCTCGTTGACTTGGTAGATGCGACCACCGCCAACAGGCATGTTATTCGTGTCGATGCCGGACTGATCGCCAACGTAGGTGTTGGGCAGACCGAACGTCTCCATGAACTGCATCATCACCGTGCGCGATGCGTTCAAGTAGTACTGCGGTCCAATCAAGTCTTCGACGAGCGACGCGCCCCAGAACCGGCCCATGTGAGGGCACCAGTCGTCCTTGACGTAGGGGATGTGCGCCCAGCCTGTACGATCAGCAGCGTAGGGGTTGTCGAGACCACCGGCGCGATTCAGGTTGAGGATGCGGCCACCGGCGTACACAACGCGCATACCCTTGGGGTATTGCTTGCTGGGGCGCTGCCAAAGCTCAACGTACTGCGTGCGCTTGCCGCGCTTGTCTTCCGGCTGTGCCCAGTCAACGAGCGACAGACCAGACCCGTTCGACATGAACGCGATGGCTTCTTCGTAGTTGCGCAGACCAGCGTCTGCTTCCATCGGCTGGATGTCTTTGGGGTCGATATCGAATCTCTCCGCGATACGGTCGATGTCGACGTAGTGCTTCTCTGCGAACCACTGACATCCCATCATCTGCGCGTCGCGGCTGCTGCTATCCTGGAACGCGGCAAACGGCGACAGGACGCTAAAGCTGATATCGCCTGATGCATAGTCCTCGAATAGACCTGCTTGGTCTTTCTCTGTGCGCATAGCCTTCGTGAGCATCTGCTCAGGAATCACGCGCTTGGTTTGAGCATCGCTGAGATAGAAACGATCCGGCTCGCCCTTGAAAGGATCCCATTGGACCTTAAGGAACGAAGTGCCGCACACGGCCTTCCACAACGTGGCCATCGTGAGATGCCACTCGAAGTCCGTCACTTCGCGGATGTGGTCAAAGACCTTCTCCGATAGCTGCGCTAGTTCGCGGTCGCGGCTAGTGCCGGTGGGCGGACGAACGCGGAACTTCGCATTGACCGCGAGCACTTTCGCGCAGGCAGCGAGCGTGCGTGAGCGGATGAGGTTGATCTTGTACTGGATCGCTTCGTCGGGGTTATCGAGCGCAGCGTCGTAGAGCTTGCCCTGCTCGAAGAAGAAGCGTTGCTTTCCTGACCAGAAGGCGACGTTGGAGATCCACGACTCTTCGAGTGCGAGTCTTTCAAGACGTGATTCATGCAGACCGACACGCTTGTCGATCATCTGAATCAAGTCACCTTCGTTGGTATTGATCATCCCGCTCCTGCTGGGCGACGTGCCATGTATGCTCGCGCAATCGGCTCAGTCGAGACCTTCTCTCGATCTGTGATCTCCATAGCTCCAGCAACCGAAGCAGCTTGTGGCTTCTCTGAGAGCGCGAGCATCGCCTTCATAAGGTCGCGATTCTGCTCTGCCAAGCGTAGGTTTACGCGCACAAGTGACCAGCACACTGCCACAATAGGCAATGCGCACATCAGCGCGGTCATCACCAACACTCCGAACTCCCAGCCATTCAACATGTCAGTTGCCATTGAAGAGACGCCTCTTGGGTCGTGGCGCAGATTGACGTTGGTCGTACCGCGCCCAGTAGCGTTCTGATTCCGTCTTAGGCATTGCTGGCTCAGGACGCAATAGGCCACGTGTCCATGACTGATCACGGACAGCGAGTGCAATGCCATATGCAATTACCATGTCATCGTGACCGCGAGACTCCATCTCGCCCTTGCCGTTCCAGCGCTGATCGCGCAATTCGTACAGCAATTCCTCGTCATAGATGACACAGTTGTCATCGAACGCACGCTTGATGCGGTCGATGAGAAGAGGCTTGGTTGTGCTGTTTGTGTGCCAGCCAAGCACCTCGGAAACTTGTTTGGAAATCGTGTCTTGGCGCTGGCGCTTGTAGATCTTCTTGTAGCCCTTGTTGATGGCTTCCATGCAAGCGGTGTAGCCGTGGGCTGAAGGATAGGTCTCGAACGCGAGCAGCGCTTCGTTGTAGTACCACGACAGCCAGGCGCACTTCGGCCCCCACACGTGCGGGTCATCGCGCTCTTTCCAGCGTGCGACCATCTCGCAGGTTTCGCCTTCGATCACAACTGCAACGGCAAAGTCACCTCGAGCAAGTCCGCCGGCGGTGTCGGACGCGCACACATACTTGCGGCCCTCTTCAGGATCTTTCCAGATCTGAAGTCCCCCGCGTGCGTAAGGCTCGAACTTGAAGTTCATT